TTGGAAGCAATACAAACGTATTCTTCAGTTCCATTAGGAATAATTCTTGCAGAAACAACATAGTCGCCATCATTGAGTTTAATTCCTCTGATGCCGGCGCTAACTCTTCCGAGAGGACGAATATCTTTTGTATTTACTACTACAAACTGACCGCCGGCAGTCATCATTGCTACTGGTTCATCATCTGTAAATAGAATTGATACAATAGAATCATTAGGATAGTCTAAATTAAGGGCTTTAGTTCCCACTTGTCTCTTTGTGCTGTATTCTGTAAGTTCGCTCTTCTTTAATAATCCATTCTTTGTAAGGAAAATAATGTTTTTCTTTCTTTCCTTTTTATTAAATGAAGTAATCGCGCAGATTTGCTCGTCTTCTCCGAGTTTAGCTGTACATTCTACCGCAACCTTTTCTTCGCAAGGCATCTTAGAAATATCATAAGAATAATAATTTCCTTTGTCGCTAAATAATAACATTGTGTCGATTGTCTCTGCTTGAATTGAGGAAATTACCATTTCACCCTCATCAAGTCTAAACTTAGCTCCTACACTGCCTCTGCGCTGTGTAAATAAATCAGAGCGCTCACTAATAATCAAATTATTTTGATTTGTGAGACTAATAGTAAGTGACTTTATTTCCGTTGGCTCTTCGTCTTCTTCATCCTTAAAATTAATAATTTTTGTACGTCTTTCATCGCCGTATTTTTCGGCTGTTTCACGAAGTCCGTTTTCAATTTCTTTCTTTAATAAGCCTTCATTTTCAAGGATTTTTGTAATTCTTACTTGCTCTTTTTCAAGAGATTTCTTTTCATCAAAGAGCTTCTTTACTTCGAGATGAGCTAATTTGCTAAGACGCATAGCAAGAATAGCATTAACTTGCTCTTTTGACAGATCAAACTTCTTCATAAGCTTTTCGCCGGCGTCGCTTGGACTCTCGGCTGATTTAATAATTGCTATTATCTCATCTATATTTTCCATAGCTTTTAATAAACCATAAATAATATGAAGTCTTTCCGCAATTTTCTTTAAATCGTACTTAAATCCACGAGTATAGACGATAATCTCATGATTTAAGTGTTCTTGAAGAGCTTCTTTCCAACCAAATACTTGAGGATATCTTCCATCTTTAAGCATTGTCATATTTATTGTATAAAAAGATTGTAAAGAAGTATTTTTATATAAATATCTTAATACTCTATCTGCACTTGCTTTTTTAGTAAGATAAATCTTTATATTTGGTTTGCTCGCCGTAAGATCATTAAATCTATCAATTCCAGGATTATTTTCACTATCAAGAATAGCTTCGAGCTCTCCACATAAAGTATTTGTATAAAGTCCATAAGGAATCTCTTTTACAATTAAACAACGATCTTTTGGATCAAACTCAACGACACTTCTTAATTTACAACTACCGCCGGCACCTGTGCGTAAAATCTCTTTTACGTCTGGCTCATTAACAAGAATAGCTCCTGTCGCAAAATCTGGAACGCAATAAATCTCTTCATAATTAATTTCTGGATTCCAGAGTAACTTAATCATTGCTTCATTTACTTCTTTAATATTGAACTGCGGGATACTGCTTCCCGCTCCAATACCAATTCCTAATGATCCATTTATTAAATTATAGAAACCTTTTGATGGTAATACAGTAGGATATTTTTCTGTATCATCATAATTATCTCGCCATTCATTTATTGTATCCTTATCTATATCTTTAAAAAGATTTTCTGATAAAGCAGAAAGACGAGATGCCGTGTATCTAGGTGCTGCGTAATTTCCACTTTCCATTAAATTACCATATGAACCTTCAACCTCTACGAGAGGATAGCGCATTGCAAATGGCTGGCCGGCGCGCATTATTACGCCTTCACAAGATGAATCCAATAGTTATTAACTGTAAGCTTTTTATCTTACACTCTGGGAATTTCTTCCATTTTCATCGACCAGTTTAATCTGGTCCAGTTTAGCATATCTTTTTAATTTTCTCAATATTTTAAGAAAATTATTGGGGCCTCGTGGTGGGATTATATCTTTTCACCCACTATGCGTTGCGGCTGGATATAATTTTTATATCCTTCACCTCTGATTAGCTTGTCTTTCGATTTAGCCTTCCAGTTTTTTTCCCCAATTTAGACACGGCAACTCATTTACCGTGTATGTAGATTCTCATAGCTGATCCGATACCTTTAAGAGTTTTCTTAAATGGCTTATCATGTGTAAAGTTATCTGTTTCTAAACAATAAAATATTTGTCTTGCAGATGGCTTAAGACCATCTCTAACGTCTGCGAGAGCACGTGATTGTAATACTGCTCCAGCATATTGGGTAAAGCCTTCATTTATTACAGGCAATAAATCCATTATTCACGCACCTCCGAAAAATCAATTTTTGAGAATACATATTCTCTTCTTGGCTCAACATCTTCGCCCATTAATTTGTCTAATAATTCTAGACTTTCTTTATTTGGTTCTAATATATCTAATCTTTGATTTTTCTTATTAAACATAGAATTGCGGGCCTGCTCTTCTGATAAAGCACCAAGACCTTTAGCTCGTTGTACTTCTCCTTTTATCTTTCCTTTTGCTTTATTAAACTCTTCATCTGTAAAGAAATAACTTTCAGTTTTTCCATTTTTAACGATATAAAGAGGAGAATGTAACCAACAAAGTCTATTTTCTTCCAAAAATTGTGGTGCAAGATATCTAAGTGCTGCCATAATTAATAATCCAATATGATATCCGTCTGACATTATACACCCTCAGTTTCCTGATATTTTTAAAGGGATTAGACTATACCATCTTCATAATTGAAGCCAATATTATAGTCGTTGAACGTCTCTCCGATCTGGAGATTTCGCTGCGTTTGATTACCCAATTCTTAATGATTTTACCATACCGAAGCCGTTACTCTCCGCCGCCAACATATTCCTATATTGGTTTGGTTATTAAGACTCTAAGGGACTCCCCGCAATTTAATTGGTTTTAAGCGGACTCGACAAATGTTAATCCGCATCAGTACAGATTGCAATTTTTCCGTACCTTAATTTTGATGAATCATATCTATTAGGTATAATATTCATAGCACTTAAAAGAAGTTTTATTTCTTCATTTTGAAAGATTTTTTCATCTGGATGTGCTAAACAATTCAAAATTTTTCCACGAATTGCTAAAATACCATATTTTGTAATATCTCTTGCCATCGCCATTGATGCGGCCGCACTATTACCTTCAACAATTAAAAGAATTGAATCTGGTCCTAAAAACTCGGCATCTTTGAGTTTATCAGAGGCAAATACCTTACGTTTTTGATTTTTTTCAACTTCTAAACTGCCTTCGAGGACTGATTGACGAGCTCTTTCTGCTGCAGCTTCAGCCTTTTCAACTCTTTTAAGCATGTCGGCGATAATAGAGAACTCTTCTGGATTTCTTTTATTCATTTCTTTTAATCCATTACTAAAAGCGCTTGAAGTCAATCCTCTGAGGGATGTATTATTAATTTTTGATTTTGTTTGATTTGCAAATGATGGTTCTGCAACAGAACAATTAATTACATAAAATAATCCTCCTCTAATTGTGTCACCATCAAAATCACTTTTTGCAAGAGAATTAAATGTTCTCGTCAATGCCTGCTTCGCGCCTGTTATTGGTGATCCACCTTCTGGGCATCTTAAACCATTAACGAACACATATCCTTGTTCTTTTCCATTGCCCCATTGAAAAGCAATCTCTACTTTATCTGTTCCATCTGAAAGAACTTGATGTATTATTGTTTTATGTAAAGGAGACTTATTGTTGTCCTTTACAAAGTCCATTATGCCGTTTTTTGCACAAAAAGTTTTCTTATGTTTGGTATCAGATACTATAAAAGAAATTCCAGAATAAAGATATGAAATATCCTTAATATCTTCACAAATTTTTTCATAAGAATAGCCAATTTCGCCTGTTTTAAATACTTCTGTATCAGGGGAGAATATTACTTTTGTTCCATTCTTTTCTGTCGTTTTATTTTCATTATAATTTTGTAATATTCCTTTTTCAAAATCTGCGTGCGCGCAAATGCCATCTCTATAACTTTCAACGATAAATTTTACTGAACTCAGGCATACACATTTAGCCCCGATACCATTCAAGCCCGAGGAATTTTTATATACACTGTCATTAAATTTACCACCTGTATGAGATTTAGTATAAATATCTACTAATACATTACTTCCATCTTCTTTTTTCCCAAATGGAACTCCTCTACCATAATCTCGTATTGTTACTGTATTTGTCTTCTCTTCAATAGTTATTTCAATTGTATTACCAAATCCAGCAATTGCTTCATCAGTAGAGTTATTAATGATTTCTTTAAAAGCCTGATATGTGCCATCAATATCGTCTGATCCAAGATACATTTGAACTCTTGTCCTTACGCCTTCTCTAAAATCGAGACTTTGAATGGAATCTATACCATACTCTTCTTTTGCCATCATTTCATCTCCTTTTTAGCGTTTATTTTTCATTTGTAAATATATTATAGCATATTTTGGTTTAAAAATCAAATTTTAAAGTTTTTAGAGCGTTTATTTTGGCTTAAAATTAAAAATTGACTTTTTGAAATAATTATGATATAATATATATAGTAAATCAGAAAAATATATAGAGGCATGGTGTAGTGGTTAGCACAGAGGGCTCTAACCCCTTTAACTTCAGTTCAAATCTGAATGCCTCCGCCAGGACAAGTTCGCACTATAAAAATAATTTATGGTGCGAATTATTGTATATGTGACATAAATATATTGCTTATAAGTGAGGTGATAAAATGACTTTAGTTGATAATTTTACAAAAGAAGAATTAAATTAGTTATTATTATCACATCAAGGCAATTTTACACAGGTAGGAAATCTGTATGGAGTAATTGATAACACAATTAGAAAGTGGTGTCGTGGATATGGATTACCCACAAAAACAATGGATTATAAAATAAAAAAAGAAAAGAAACCACAGTGTCCTCCTAAAAGAGTAATATAGTATGATATGAACGGGGAATAGCTCGCTATATTTCCTTCCATTAGATAGGCAAATAAATGGCTATTAAATAATAATGGAATGACTGGCGCAGATGTTGGAAGAGTTTGTAGAAATGAGAGAAAAACATGTGGAGGATTTATGTGGCGATTCGAATGAAAGGAGCGTTTTTATGCTTGATAATATAAAAGAGTTAATACAACAATCAAAAACAAATTGGAAAGAATTATATCCTGATTGGGATGATTCAGCGATGAACTGCGGTCCAAACAAATACATCGCCGGCGATGAAGGCGATGATTTTGACGCGTGGAATAATTTACAGATTTATTATAATCGAGAAGCTGACGTATTCTATTTAGATCAAGTATTCTATCCAGATAATACAGAAGAATTAGAAATACAGTTAGCGAAACTACTTTCACGATTACATCTTTATAACGAAATGAAAAAAGAGCAGGATTAAACCTGCTCTTTCTTTTTTTTTATTGGCTTATCTACCGCAGCCACCCTTTTTCTTGCCCATTGGTAATCACCCCTTATATAAATTTTCTTTTACACATAGGACAATAAGGAATTCTTCTTTTGATTATTGTCCCATTCTAATTCTAAGTACATAACATAAGTATATCTGGTTCATCTTTCGGATGATTAAGATTTTCTTCAAACCAAACATTTTCCATTAAATCTACTTCGCCGCGGCAATATTCACATCCATCATGCTAACGACCTGCAAAAGGACATTTCTACATTATATCATCTATAACAATATTTCCTGGCTAAGCAGAGCAGACAAACTTTCCCTCCCTAATTCTAAGATATTTACAATCATTACAAATTAGTTTTGTCTTTCCCAATTTGGAATCACTCCCAACTTTTGATTTTCTTTTCTTTTTTCTTAGGATTACACCAAACGAGAACGTCTTTCGCGCGCGTCGCAGCAACATAGGAAATACAGCGTTCTTCTTCATTGTAATACTTGGCGCCGACAACAGCTACACATTTATTTTCTAATCCTTTTGCTTGGTGAATAGTTAAGATTTTGACAGTATCCTCGGCCATTCTCTCCCTGAGTTCTCCGTTCGTCATTTCACTCTTTTTGAAAGTATCTGCCGGGATACCCGTCTATTTAAAAGTATCAAAAAGAATGTCTCTCTCCTGATTAGTTCGGGATAAAATAAACCAATCTTTATAATTTTCTCCTTCTCTCTACATATGTAGCTATACATAATTAACCAGTTTTTGAGCATCATATTTTTCTAATTTTAATACTGCTCCCATTTCATCTCTCATTGCGATAGAGCAATCAGCATAGTCATATCCTAATGGCGCAATTATTCTTTTTGCGAAGGCAAGTATATTGTGAGCATTTCTATAATTTTCATCCATGTCAAAGACTTCTACACCAGATTGATTAGTAATTTGTATCATTAGATCTGGGCGCGCGTCTCTGAATCTATACATTGATTGTTTTATATCTCCAACAATAAACCAATGTTCTGGATTAATCATATCAAACATAAAGTCTATCTAATTTTTATTACAATCCTAAAACTCATCTACGATTAAGTATTTTACAGGCTATACTAATTCTGGATGTCGTTCAATAAGTGGAAAAAACTCATCAAATTGATTCTCATCTATTAAATTGCCAACCTCAAATCCTCCTCTTACTAACCAATAATAAGCCAGAGAATGAATTGTTCCTATGAATACTCCATATGCTTTATCTTCAAGTCGATGTATCATCTCTTCCGCGGCGAGATTTGTAAATGTTATTACGACTATATCTCTTGGATTTACTCCATTATTTAATAAATATAGAACTCTTTCAGTTATGCATCTTGTGTTATGAGTAACAATAAAATGATCTGTTAAGAACAACATTGTTGGGTTATCTATGCTAATACAAGTCATTTCAACATACTCATCAGTCTCCTGAATTGATTCAAAAGCTCTTGAGGCTTTCGTTTTAGATTCTTTCCATTGTTTTTCTCTTCTTTCTGAAGAATGAATTTTATTTATAATTTCAGATTGTTTAATATATAATCTATATACCGTTCCGCAATCTTTAATATTTCCATATGAATCAACATAACCAGATTGTTTTTCTTGATATGTCGCCGTCAATCCTAAACTTTCACAAATTTCTTGTATGTCTAATATTAATGTTTTTGATTTTAATGTTATATCATAATGTCCGTTTTTACAATACCCATCAGTATCTATAATACCTTTTAATAACTCTAATCTATCATCAATTGAGCTATATTTATAGATATCTGGAATAAATTTTGTATCAGCGTGTGTAAAATCTAAATTTAATGATTCTAATATTTTAGTAAAACTTCCTTTTTTATGCTTCCCTAAAAAACCTTGTTGCTTTATTCTATAATCATATTTTCTTTTTTCATCACCATTAAACACTAAATTACAATTTATTTTTTGAAGCCCTTCTTTAACTTTTTCAAGTACGTCTTTATCTTCATTAGTAAACATGCTTGATTTTCCAGCCCCACATAAATGTCCATCTCCTAATAAAGCTCCTAATGTATATGGGTCTATTGGTAAATCTTTTTTTGGAAAATTAACAGGTTTTGTCATTGGAAGCCAGATATTTCTACGAAGATATTCTTTATTCTTTCTTTCAAAAGGCCCCGCGGTTTTTCTGCTATAAATTAATTCATCATCAATTATTTCTCTTAAAGTCTTTGTAGTCCATTTTTTAGATTTTTTACCACGTTGAGATTCAGTTTGGAAAGTCCACAAGTGTTCATCGCAACAGCTAATTGTAGTTCCATCTGTTAAAGTAATAATATACTTTCTTTTTTTACCTTGTGGAAAAACACCCTTAATTCGATGAAGTTCTCCATCTTCGCCATAGATGTATTCACCTACTTTACAATCTTCAATCTTTTTCTTACCAAATTCTGTATAAACGATACTTCCATTTTCCAGTGCTTTTCCACTCGCCGCCGATGCCATAACCACAACTTTGTCCTTATTTGTCTTTACTATCTAATTCTATATTGGACTTAATTCAATTTCCATAATTCCTCCGCCTGACTGAAGCAGTTCAGGACTTCATTTTTCTTTTATTATAACAAAAATAAAACGCCAAAGTCAAACTTCGGCGTCATTTTTTATTTATTAAAACCTTCAATATCTGTCTGATTTTCTACAACTTTCCAACTCTTTATAATTGGTTTGATTTCTTTAATAAATGTATTTCCACCTAATGCGATATAGCTTTCATACATATCCATAAATGCTTGTCTGTCATATGTTGCTATTGTTGAATATGGAAGATATTTATAGTATATTTTTAACATCTCAGTTTTTAATGAGTCTTTCGTTCCATCGCATACATTTTTTAAACTTTTTTCTAATTCGCCAAACTTTACGTCTTTTACTTTGTCTTGTTTTTCAATAAAAGATACTTTTCTATCTATTTCATTGAGTTGTTTTTCAATTTTTTCTATATTAGGACTAATTTTATCAATGGTTAATTTCATACCTTCATCTATGATGCTGTCCTTCTTTGATTTGAATCTGTCTTTGAAAAACTTTGTAGAGTTCAATATTGGTAAAATTATCTATTTTACTGCTGCGATTACTGCAGCGATTAATATTATATAATCAACAATTTGATCGATACCCATAATAACACCCCTAATATATGATCTTCCATTTATAAGTAGGTGAAGTTGTGGTCATCTATATTATTTACGCAACATCTTTGGTTATTTTTTTATATACAAATTATGATATTTTGTTAAAACTTTGTATTTGTTTTGTGTCAAATCTTTAAAGGTTTCTATTTTGTCTATATCCCAGTATGGAATACGATAAAGATTAATATTGTTCATTAAACAATAGCTATTTTTCTTTTGGTCATGTTGTTGTTGTTTCATAAGTCCGCGCCGACCAGTACCAAAAGCTTGTTCGTAGTGGTGCGCGCCCTCTATTTCAAGAAGTATGTTTAAATCTTTTATATAAAAATCAAAGCGCAAAGGCGTCCCGCTTGAGCTATTAAGCCCGCGAAACGTCTTCTCTCTCTAAAAACTTATATTTTCTTTTTGTAAGATATGAATTACTTTTCTTTCATAACTTGATGTTCTCATAATAATTGCTCCCAAGTACATTCCTTTGGGCTTTTATCATTTCTATATCCTACAACGCGAGGATGCCTCAAGAAATGGCTCTCATTGTCTATCTGCATGGCTCCTATCTCTACGACAGTACCAACATAATCTTTCCAATTTATAAGAATATTTTCTTCAATTCCACTTACGCTACCAATTTCTTTGAGCTCTCCATCTTTATAAACGCCAAGACGAAAACTGCCGGCGCCTCTAAGATAGAACATTTTACTTACTGGTTCAATTGATGCTCCATTCATATACTCTTGATAAGACATTGTGGTACAATATGGCTCAACGATTTTATCATCTAAAATCATTTCATCAGTATAAGGATTATACCAATATTTCCAAGTTTTTAATTCTTTTCCACCATAATGTTTTGTAGCTGGCAGCGCGCCAATAATTACACAATCAATAGTATCTTGGAGTTCTTTCTTTACTTTTTGACAAGTTTTTGAAGGTCGTTTATCTAACTGATAAGAAGAGTTCTCTTCTGTCATTACAATTCCCTCTCCGCCATCAGCTAATATTTCTTGTAAAATGTCCCAAAGTGCTTGTCCTTTATAATATTTTGCTGTAAAAATATGTTCGCCACTTATATTATCAAGATAAGTAATTCTATCTTTTATAGGCAAATCGATAAATACATCTCCATCATAAGCAAGAACATCAAAGATATAATATGAGATATATCCATTCTTTTCCTGATATTTTTCTGCTGTATCAGGAAGCGCGCCCATTACTTTTGTGGTATTTTTAGAGCCTTCATTGTCTGGATAAACAATTTCTCCTAAAAGACAAGTGCCGGCCGGCAAAGAAATAAAAAAGTTCATAAGATGTGGAACGTTATCTATTTTATCAAGATAATCACCATTTACTCCTTTTGATCTTCCAAGGAGTTCCATAGTTCCATCATCATATTTAACAAAACGATAAAAAGCTCCATCATATTTTCTGGAGCCAATCCAATCGCCACTAAATATACGGTTTTGAGTTGTTTCTTTTTTCTTTTCTGTCGTCCAAGATGCCGGCGGTTGCCAATATTTTTGAATACTTAAATCATGAAACTCAATTCCATTTATAGTAGTCATTTTATTCACCTTTTCGCTCTTCATACTTTGAAGTCTTCATAAACTCTGCTTCAAGACTTCTTAACTGTCTCTTTAATTTTCTTACAATCGCCTGATTTTCTTTAAGCGGCTGGCGACCTTCAAGTAGAGCGATTCTCTGTTCAGTATCTCTAATTTTATCCTTTAACGTTAATTTGTGTTCATATACAAACTTTTCTCTTAACTCTGGATGATACATTTCATAAATTGTCATAATTTTCCCTCTTTTCTTTTTTTATATTTATATTATAACATAATTTTTAATTTTTGTCAAAACTTATTGTCGTCATCTCTATCATCAAAACTAACTCCAATAAAGGTGAGCACCAATTCAGCAATTTTAACTAATAATAATCCTTGCGCGCACCAAGAAATTACTAATAATGATATTTCATTTATTTCCATTGTTTTAAAAACTCCTCAATTTCTTCTTCAAACTCTTTTATATCACCATTATTATAAACAGTATAATCATAGTGGGTATTATAAATGTCTGCGTCTGCACTATTTGATGCATCTTCAATACTAACTCCTCTGTTTTCGGATTCTATTAATACTGTTGTAGCATCAAACATTCTTTTTAACTGTTTAATATCATTCTTTTCTCTTGAATGAATAACAACTATAAAGTTGTTTATTTCATATTGTTCTAATTCATAAGCATAATTATTTATTTTTTTAATAACATTTTTTATGCTCATATTAAAATATCTATCTAAAAGATTTTTTAAATCACAGAGGAACGCGCGCGTCTATGGCGTTTTATACTCTGGATCTTTCCCCATTAATTTCATAACTTCTTTTGCTGGATCAATCATAGATATTTCTAAAACATAATGGTATCGTTTTTTTAATAGAGAAACAAATGTAGATTTTCCGACACCAGCTTTTCCATTAACAATAATTACTTTATATTTCATTAAAGCATTTCCTCTTCATTATCTAATTTGTCTTTTGTTTTACTAAACTTTTCATTTACTTTTTTAGAAAACTTATCAAACTTTACTTTCATTCTTAATTTTAGAGGTGCTGGTTTATAATATTCATTATAAATCATATGGAAAAGTAAATCATCTTCAAGATTTTCTTTTAATTTAATTTCTCCAAGAATTACCTTTGGATCAATAATTTCATCTCTATTAAAGTCTTTTACTCTTTCAACGCCATCAAATAAATAATTTTTTGTCTTATAAGATAATGAACTTATTGTTCCGGCGTCGATCTATCCTGTTTTTCCGAATAATCCACAAATCTTTAACATTTCAAGGACAAATAAATCTCCTTTGTCTTTTACATTAAAGTTTGTGAGAGTTATTACTGAGCTTTGTGGAAGAGTGTTTAAGATTTGCTCTAATGATTTTGATATAATATAATCATAATAGGCATACTTCTCTTCATCACTACTAATTAAACAATAATCTTCCATATCATTTATCTCCTTTCGATAATTTTATTTATAAATATAATAACATAAATCTGTTTAAAAGTCAATTTTTCATTATAATAAAAAAATTGATTTTTTATAAAAATTATGTTATAATATTATTAATAAATAAATAAAAGGAAGGATTTATATGTATAGTAATTGTAAAAATAGAATTGCTTTTAATTGTAGAGGAAATATGAATTGTGAAAAATGCGGTTTTTATGAGAAAGGAGCATTAGAAACATATTCCAAGATAAGTTATACTTGCACCCTAAGTGAAAGAGAAATAATGAATAAAGAGATTATTAATATTAAAAAAGAAATGGAAGAAATAAGAAGATTGTTAAGAAAGGATGATAATGATGGCAAATAAGATTACAGAAGAAGAAATTGTACAAATTAATGAACTCTATTATGAGTGTAAGAGTTATGCAGAGGTCGCGCGCAGAACAGGACGATCAGCATCGACAATTAAAAAATATGTTAATCCAGATTATCTTAAATCAAAAGAAAAAGATAAGAAAGTATATAAGTTTAATAGAGATTTAATTCCTGAAGCAGATTTATACTGGGACAGTAAAGATAATTTAGGAGTTTATTGTGTATTAAGTAAAGAAGAAAAAGAAATATTGAGAGGAGCTTAAGATGTTTTTTTATATAGATGAAAGTACAATCCATAAAGGACTTTATTGTTTAAGACTTAATGGAGAGAATGAAAATTGGAAAGTAACGGGAAGAGCAAACTTTAATATATTGCCGGCGCGCATGCTTGGCTTTGCTTATCCAGACTATTTGAATTATTGTGAGAATGAGCTTGGCGCAGACATATTTGGAAGAGAATATGAGGTTCCTTATCCGATGTTTAGAGATAACTTAGCAACGAGGGATTTTGTTACGTTCTTAAATGAGCGCACGATGGCCACGATGAAAGTCTAACTTAAAAAGAATACTTCGTATTCTTTTTCATTATTTAATTGCGTATATATTATAAATAGGTATGTATATTTTTAATACGTAATATAAATACGTAAAGTAAATACGTAATATAAATCTAATTATTATGTTTTATAATTTTATTAATTTTTATTAAAAAGTCAATTTTTGAAAGGAGACAAAAATGAATTATTTAGAAAAAATGTCAGAAATGACAGGATACGCACCAATCGGAGATATAAAAGAGGCCTATAAAATGTTTGAAGAATATGACACCGGCGAGCGTGATTTTTCAGTAATGATTGACACAATAAAAGATTGTATCGCTATTTATGATAATTATGAGCTTGCTACTGAACTTATAATGTTTATAAATTGGAAAAGTTGGGAACATTTTGAGGCCGGCGATGAAGACTTAAGCCAAAAATATGTTGAGGCATTTTATGAAATCCAAGATTTTTATTATAATTATTATGAAGACAACTCAACAGCATTAACTTATTACTATAAAACAACAGATTAAAAATTGACTTTTCTAAAAAAATATGATATAATATAATTTAGAAAGGTGGAAGAAATAATGAAAAGAGTATTAAAATTAAGTGAAGAAGCAGATCCATTAAATAAAAAAGGAACTCGACATTCACAGAACACTTCTATTAGAGATTATAATTGTTTATCTTATGCTACTCGAACTTTTGGTTGGTCAATGCCATATGAAGATTTTGAAGAAAGAGCTGAAGATGTAAGAGATATTTTAAGGACTTGTGATTATGATGAGTGCGCGGATATCTTGCTTGAGTTGGACACAGAAGTTTTATTAGAAATGTATGGGGACAAAATTAGAAAAGTTAATAAAGGCGATAAACTTAATGATGATGAAGTGTTAATGGCTTTTAGAGAATATGTCGGCGACGACTATTTTGAAGAAGATGAGTTTGACACAGACTTCCACGCAATAGTAAGACTCGATGGAGAATGGTATGAGAAGTGCGGAGAGAATCCACCGAGACAAGTTAATTTAGACGAACCTTGGGTTAATCCTTCAGGTTTTTATTATAATAGTAGAACGGCTTTCTTTGCTGTAAAAGAAAATTGATTTTGCTATAATTTTATGTTATAATTGTTACATAAAATAAGAATCCTTATTTTTAAGACCCCTTACGCCTCTGCCAGGCTTCAAGCGATAGGGGATAAAAGAAAGAAGTCTTTTTCTTCCAATTCATTAATATATGAGTGGTTCTCTATAATAATGGAAAGGTCTAAGCTAAAGCCGAGTCAGCACTTCTAAGCCCACCAACCACGGGTAGTGAGGTGCTGACGGTTTTTTGTAGGGTGTCATTACGAAGCCTCCTCGCCGGCGACACTGGATAACCAACCGATTCGTAGTTTAGATATTTAGTAAAGGAGATAGTAAGAGATGTATATATGTCCAATTTGCGAAGCAGAGTTCTCTTCGGAAGAAAAGATACAAAAGCATCTTTTATCTTGTTGGAAAGAACATCATCCGTACCATAAGTCTAAGGATGCTCCGCGCAGTGAGGATGTATCAACTTGTGAAGTAAATGATGATGTATTAAACTTTTTTAACTCATTTAGAAAGGAATAAAAATGGAAGAGAAACTTATAAAGACTCATTTAATTATAACTGATGTTCATGACGAATATAATATGAAATGGTGTGGGAAAATTGCAAAAGCCAATCCATTAATAAAAAATGATATGCCAGTATTTATTGTTGCCGGCGCCGATGGACGTGTTGAAATGAACACTACTGATATGAAACGTCTTGAAGAGTGCGCAAAAAGAAGAACTCGCCCACGAGGACGAGAAGCCATCACAAAAGATCAATCATACATATATATAAAAGAAATTGATGGAAATGAAATGCTTATAGGAGTTCTAACACATTATCATATAAAGCACTATGCTCCAATGTATGATGCTGTGTGGTATAGATAATTAAAACGCGGAAGTACCCAAGTGGTTTAAGGGAATTGCCTACTAAGCAATCAGACTGATTACTCAGCGCGTGAGTTCGAATCTCACTTTCCGCGCCATAAAAAAAGAAAGACCAGACTTTTACGTCTGGTCTTTTTCTTTATTCCATAATTGGCATAAGTCTTCTCATTGTATCTGGGTCAATCTCAATCGCGCCCAAATCATCAAGAGTAAGAGGATCAATATCGAGCTCAGTTGTAAGCTCTTCAAGCTCAGCAATCTTTGACTGACACTCTTCTTCAAGTCCTTCTTTTACTTTAATGAACTGAGATCCGTCAGTATAAACGAAATTGCCGTTTTCGTCTGTCTCAGCGTATTCATTAATTACTTCCTGGAACTTGTTTGTGTAGAACTCAACGTCCTCACGAACCTTTTTCTGTGCTCTTGCCAAACCATAAGCAACCTTAATTGGCATCTGCTTATTTTTAAGAATCTCGTATGCCTCGATAAACTCCTTACCTTCGGTAATTTTTAATACCATACTCCTTCATCTCCTTTTATATTTTTCTATATTATATCATAAATTAAATTAAAAGTCAATTTTTGATTAATAAGTTCCTGCGTCCATTGTACAAGAAGCAAGAGTAGATCCACTTAAACCAGTAGCATTAATTGTTCCTGTACTAGGATTTGCTGTAATATTAGCACATTTATTTACTGTATTAGTTACAGCACTTGTCGCAGTAGAATATGCTAAAATCATTGGATAGTTTGCATTCGTAGTTATAGCGGCCGCTTGAGTAACTTTTGTATCATTGTCACTATCAGAAGTCCAATATATTGTTGTTCCATTGCTTTTTAAAACTTGACCGCTTGTTCCAGGTCCATAAGTTGTTCCTCCAGAAGCAGTAGGAGCGTTAATTGTATTAAGTTTTAATACCTGACCCGCAGATACTTCTTCGCCTCGCGCGGCGATTATTTGAGTATTAAACGTCATGCTCATACAATTTCACCCCTTAACCTTCAGTAACAGTAACATTTCCAGAAGTATCTACACTAAACTAAAATGTGATTGTGCCACTTCCGTTTGGAACTGTTATATTAAACTTGTTTGTGCCAGAACTTGGAGTACTAAGAATAACTCCGCTCAAATATTGTGTGCTTGTAGCAGAATTAGAACTTTTTGAACCGCTTGTTATCCAACCAGTGCCGGCACTTACTGTACCACTTCCAGTTGCTGTAACGCTTATATCATTTATCTTACTACCACTAGCAACAAGAGTAACTTTTGAACCACTTAAACTTGCAGAACCACTGCCAGCGGTCAAAGAAGTAGTGCTTCCTGTTGAACTTCCACTTGTTATCCAGCCAGTGCCCCAGCTCACAGTGTTTCCACTGCGAGTTGGAGTTCCTGCGCCATTTACCACTATGTTTCCATCTAAATATAGATTTTTTGTAGATAAAGTATGTGAGCTACTATCACTCGAATTATAAACCCAGTTTCCCGAGGCATTCTTTGTCATATTAGCCATAATGGCTCACCTCACTATTATGAATATGCCCCTTGATATACTGCGCAAGCTACTGATGTAATAGCAGAACCAGTTGTATATTTTTGTGCTGGAACGGTAATTACATAATTTGTTCCACTAACGGCTGCACTAACATCTGTAGAAAGTAAGTTAGGAATTGTACCTTGAATAAGCTCACCATTTGAGTTATATGCGCTGTGTCCAGAAAGGATGTCGCCAGCAGCAATACCAGCACTAGCTCCTTCAGGAACAAGTTTTGACAAACTAATCTTTACATAGTCTGTATATCCTTTATCAATATAGAGATAATCATTTGCAACAAGCACAGGTGCGTCATCTGTAGCAGATAAATCAACATATGTCTTTCCTGAGGTTGCTGCGTTTTTGAATGTTGCAGCAGGAAGAGACTGGGCAGTAATATATCCTTCTGTAATTGATTCTGTACCACGAACAACTGTATCATCTACGTCGCTCATTACAATCCATTTATTATCAGCTACTTTGCCCCAAAGACCAGAAGTTTCATCAATTCCTTCTTTTACTTCTGTAATTGTAATTGAAGCACCTGTAGTATATGATCCAGCACTTGTTGATCCGCCTGGCTGTGTTTTATAGTTGCCAGATCTTAATGTTTTCCAAGAAACTGTTGTCGTTCCTTGTGTCGTTACTGCATCTTTAATATAGAACTTTGTTCCGTTACCAGTAACATTAACTGTTGCTGCGGCGCTTTCACCTGTCTAACTCTTAACATATCCTTCTGTTGAAGCGGATGCTTTTGCTTTAACAGAACCTGATGTTGTATTTAATGTAATATAGTGTGATCCAGATGCTGCTGACTCTACGCTTGTAGCTGTCATACTTGCCGAACCAGCAGTATTATTTGTAACCTCACCCTTAAGCACAGCAGCCTGAATATATGTTGTACCTGTACCACTATTTGTAGGTGTAACAGTTACGTCTGAATCAGCTACATTTGTAAGAGCAGGAGTATAACCTGCTGTAGCACTATGCTTAGGAGTAACAGCGCCGGAATTGTTAGTAGCAGAAACTGTGAAAGCATATCCTGTATCTGTACCACTTGTAACAACATTTGTAGGTGTTGTTGTGATAGATACTGAAGGAGCAGTTTTTACTGTGCCCGTAGCACTAACTGTCGATGCGGCGATTTTACCAACCTGAACGCCAGTATGTGATTCTGCTGTTCTACTACCAGAAGGTACCCAACCTGCAGTTGTGGTATGAATCTAACTTGACATTGAGTTTGTTAAAGGATAATAGCCACCGCTTGCTGTGCCCACAGAAACCACATCTGTTGAGTTAGCGATTGTTGAGTTTTCAGATGCTCCTGCGATACTAATATATGTTATATCAGAAGCTGCGGCGCCGACTGTTGCTGTATCAGTCTTTGAACCTGTTGCTATATATCCTGCCTAAGTTACAGTAGCAGTTGCTGTTAATATATCAGTATTAGCAGGAGATTGAATTGCCATATAATAGCTTGTATCTACTTCTGAAGAACTCGTTGTAATACTTGCTGCAAGCTAAGTTTTTCCACTAATTGATTGACTTGCCTTATTAGCAATAACAGGCTTTAATGTTTTGTCTGCGCCTGCATCAACGCTATAGTCTCCTGAACTTCCTGTCATTCCTTGGATTTTAATATATCTATCTGATGGTTTATATCCAGCACTAATTTTTATATATCTATCTTGAACGTCAGGTGAAATCTCTTTATCTGCTGTTTGAGTTTCAGTTGTAGGATCGCCGATAGTACTTTCATCAACTGTAGAAGAACCAGTAACTGTAATAGTTCCACCAGTATGTGTTGTTGTGTTATCAATAACACCATTTGTTTGTGTTGTTGGTGTAATTGTAGCAGTTCCAGAAACACTAATTGGATATTTTCCAGAACTTGCTGTAGAGCCAATGGTTGGATTGGCTGTAATTGTCTGTGCTGAAACTTGTGCTTTACCAGCCTGAGGTTGAACATTTACTTTAATATCCGCATCAACATATGTTCCTTTTGTTGAAATAGTGCGTGATATATCGCCTTTTGTTATAACAGGTATATCTAAAGACCAGTTTCCGCTTCCGTCTTTTGTCATTGTTCCCATATTCTATCCCCCTTATAAGGTGTATTTATTAAGAATAAGTGCCAGTATATGCACCAATATTGATTTCTTCATGTCCATCATATTTTACTGGGGTGCTTCCTTCTGGCGTTGTATGAAAAATTAATGGATATGCTACCATATTAGCTACGGCCGGCGCGGCATCATTACTAAAATTATAATGATCTCCATCATAATAAACCGAATGAACTCCCTTTCCTACAAAGTAATTTGAAGAAGAAGATTTCACACCATTTATCCATATCTCTTTTGGTGTCTCTCCATTAATACTAAGCGTCAATAAACTTGCCGCGGTATTGATATTGGCCATTTTTACTTCAAACCAATTATTTGGTTCAATTTCAAAATCCTCACATGTTGCTGTTTTATCTGGATCTGTAGCTTGGCTATTACATTCAACCATCTACATTCCACCAACAACTGCCCCAATAACTTCTTTTAAATCGACAGTCCCAGTGAGCTCAGTCTCTTCACCATCTTCTCCATACTTAACCTTAGGTTTGTTTTTTAATTTTTCATAATCATTTTCAAAATGTACGCTATCTTCAGTGATGATTTGAATCTCTTCATCATCAATCACATCAATATCAACGGTTGAATCATCAGTAATAGCAATAACATCATTCTGTTTAGAGCCATAAGCACCAAAGATTGAACCAGGTCTATTTGCCATTACCACTCACCACCCTCTTCTTCGTAATCTTCACTAAAAAGGGTAGGCATAATTCTGATTTTTTGAATAGGCGTATTAGGAACTATATATCCATCAGCGCCGTCATCCACTCTAAGTCTTGTGTCTAGCCAAATCATCTTAGGCATTCCGTTTTCTTCAACAGGAAGATGACTTGCTGTTTCTTCATCAAGCTAAAATGTGAATACTCCATCAACTAGGCTAACCTCAATAATATCAGACGCTTCCTGTGTGTTAGGAGGGGTTTGATAGTAGCGAGCTTTAGCGAGTGGCGGATCGTCACGCGAGATGTTCTCTTTTATGAGAAAATCAGCTCTTAAAATATCTTCTGTTTCTATATTTGGAAACCTAACAGAGATTGGCGGAGTTGTGAATTGCTTCATTATTCCACCTCCCAAAATTAGTCTTTACTAAAAATAAGTAGGGAAAAATGGTTTTTCCTATAACCGAAAGGGAGATAATTATTGGTATTTTTATTACTTATATTTATAGGAGCAATCCTAAAATATTGTAAAGGAGGGAAAAGAATGTACAAGTTATTCACAGCGTCGGCTTATCAAAAGGCAGAAGTAACACCAGAAATACATGCTGTTTAGCACGATAGCGGAAGAGTAATTCCTGTATGGGTTTATGATTTTGATTTTAGGAATATCAGTGAAGGCACATATACAGCACTTTCAAAAGCATATGCTGGTTCATGGGATGATGTGTATAAAAGCACTTATATTTATTATTAGAAGAATCAAGATGATACATATAGTCGAGTTACAACTCTTGTTATTGGAACTATTTATTATTTACGTAGTTCTCCAGTTCGTATTGTTGTTAGAAAACCTAGCGGCCGCCGCGTAATAGAAGATTGCGAATTAGCACCAAGTTATGTTCAAATGGAAACAGCGTATTCTGTTGGCAATAAAGAGTACAAAAGAACTTATCAGTATTATACTCTTAATGGTACAACGTATACCGAAGTTTTATTTGCTAATTTGGTTGTTGGAACACGCTATTACAGAAAAACGAATACCGTTATACTTGCTCCGCTATTTTCACAAGCATTAGCAGAATGCGGAACGTCAGTTGGACAGCTCCAGCTTGATTATGCTGCTAGTAGTGGCGGCGGCAAAGTTACAACATTCAAGTTTTTCCTAAAAGTTGAGAAGAGTTATATTGATCACGCAGTATCAGTAAATGAAAGAGCAAATATTACTCAACTTATGTAGAGAATGCGTGATTTAATCGCAGAAATGCCAACAGAAGAGTTTAGCAGACAAGAAATGATTGACGTTTGGGAAGGTCCAATCACACCAGAACCTGCGGAAGAAGATTATAGTCCAAGTTATCAAGAGCCTGGAATTACTATGATTACGGCAACTCCTGGTGTTACAAGTACTACACCATCATATGGCGTAGTAAATATTGGACATGATGACTTTACTTCAAATGATATTGATACTCTCTATAATGGAGGTAATTAAGTATGGCTGATGAAGTAATTTATAAAGAAAAATATGTCGGCTATAAATCACTTAATAGTTTAGTTGGCAGAATAAAGTACGAAAACGAATTACAAAATACTGAGATCGATAGTAAGATGGATGACACGGAAGGAATGACAGTTCTTGATATCGATACTCTTTGGAATATTTCATAAGGGGGAGAATGTTTATGACCGAAGGTAAGTTTTTAGGCGAAATTGGCTTAAGCAGACTTATACAAAAAATAAAGGCCGAAGATGCGAAAAAAATTGAAAAAGTTAAACTCGTTGATACTGATTTAATAATGGATAGTGACAAAAGAGTAACAATTCCTACTGCTTCAGCTACATCAGCAACTACAGGTGCGCCAGGTCTTATGAGTATTGCAGATAAATGGAAATTAGATCACTCAGAAGCATCAGCGCTCGCCGGCGTAAGACTTAACGGAACATTGCTTACAAAAAATGGGGATAATGAAGCAGTTATGACCGTTAAGCAAAACGGCACAAATCTCGTGGTTGATGGTGATGATAAATCAATTAACGTAGTAGCTGATACCAATATCATTGAATCAGTAAAATAGAATGGTACAGCATTAGCAATTACTAATAAAGCAGTAGATGTTGATGTACCAATCATGACACTTTATAAAACACTTGATGGTGTTACCGAGACACAGATTACTCCAGATGCTAGTCATAAAGCAGTAATTAATCTTAGTGATGTAATACCAACATCTAAAATTGAAAGTAGTTTTGAAAGCACAATTTCAGCTACTGACACAGTAGCGCAGGCAAAGGCAATCAAAGAATATGTTGATAGCAAAATTAAACTTGCTTTTACTATTGTTGATAATGATACAACAAAAGATGTTTATTATGTTGAAGATGCAACAACTCACGTAAGAACAATTACAAAACAAAACTCATTTACACCACCAACAAATGTTATTTATCTTGTGCCTGAGTACGGTTCAAGAGCAGGATATATTGAGTATTTCTGGAATACAAATATTAGTCCTAATGCCTTTGAACAGATGGGTAGAACTGATGTGGATTTAAGCCAATATGTAAAAAAGGACGATATTAGTTCATTTAGTTCTGCTGAGATTGATACACTTTGGGGAGAATAATAAAAGAGAGGTGATATAAATGTCTTTACCAGATAACGGTAAGTTTTTGACACATACAGGCCTTTCAAGACTCATAACACTTATAAAGACGGATTTGGCGGCGAAAGCCAATACTGCGAGCTTATCACAAGTAGCTTTTAGTGGTCAATATACTGATATGACCGTTCCGCCACTAAAATATTATACTTTTACTTTTAATACAACTGCCGGCCACGAATGGGAAATACTTGATGGTTCAAATCTTCCTAGTTGGGCTCAGCTTGCCGCTGATAGAACAAATAAATCTAAAATTGTTCTTCTTGGAACCTATGGAGACACAATTCTTCATATGGAAACAAAAGGCGATAATAATGACGTATTTATTTTTAGTGGTACATATAAGAGCTTATTGCAAAGCTCTCTTGGAAAGTTGCTTGAAATTACAGTAAAAATACCAAATTAGGGGTCTGCTTACAGTTCAGTAGATACTTATGAAGCTACGCAGGATAAAGTTAGTGAGTGGAGTCAAGTTGTAAGCGACGAAAAATATCCAACAGAAAAATTAGTAAAAGATACTATTGATGCTAATGCTCAGACAGCTTCAACAGCGATATCTAATGAATCAACCGCGCGCGCGGACGCAGATAGCGTATTAAGCGCCCGCGTAAGTCGTCTTGAAGGAACTTTTTAGTATTTCTTATTGAGGATTGGAGTAGATACTTATGTTGATCCAAATACGCTACAACCAGGTGCTAGAACGTATGTGTCTAATGATTTTTACAACGATAATATCGGTGATATTAATATAAAAGCATGGTTAAAATACAATTATAATATTGAAACAATTTCAGACTTAGATATGGTTTCAATCTATATTTGGGATACAACTCTTGGTACAGACGATGAATGGTCTTATTGGAGAAACGTAAATAACCCAGATATTTCACTTTACCCATCATTACAATAGACTGGTATGTATATGAATAGTGGCGCGGCGACATTGTCTGATTTTACAAATACTGTCCATGGCGCTATTGTAGGTTATGAATCTGATGGTTATGTAGTAAGCGCCGGCAACGGTAAGGGAAATATTTATGGATGGAACACTCTTGTCGGAAGAGTAGATACTCTTGAACAAAGACAGTCCCATGATAGTAGTAATGATCCACCATTAATGGATGGAGTAGCGAGCGCCGGCACATCTAATGATCATTCACGAGGAGATCACGTACATCCAAGCGATAGTTCAAAAGAAAATGTCGCAAACAAAACGTCATCTTGGAACGCAACTCCAAATGATACAAGATACCCAACCGAAAAGCTTGTTTATGATACTATTAATAATAAAGTACCAATAGTTGTTCATTTACAGCCAGATATGACAGCTGATAAGACATTTGCAGAAATATATGATGCAGTACTTACAAGAGAGATTGTACTTTGTTATCAAGATACTCACTATCAAATATTCTCTCACTCATCAACTGCTATTATATTTGCGACATCTTTTGTGGCTAATGGCACAGTTCAGACCGTATTTATTTCTGTATCAAATAGTAATACTTGGGGTATTGATAATCAATCATATTCAATTATTACTTCATTAGATAGTGTAGATAACACAAAGATTGCTACATCATTAGCAGTTAAGAATTATATTGATGATACATATGGCGCGCACTTGTTATGGACAGGTAGTGAAACAGCAAAAGACGTTAAGGCAAGAAACTCATCAGGTAACTGGAATATTGAAAATCTTGATATGACACCTTATAAATATGTTATTTGCTACGTTCGAGCATGTAATGGTTCAAACGCAGACCAAGAAGGATCATCGTTTGCTATTAGAATTGATTTATCTAGCGACATGGTAGCCCCAAGATGCGGATATTACGTAGGTGGCGCGCTATCGTTCTATGCTAATGATAACGGTGCTAAGTATGGTGCTGTACTTACTGTTGATAATACAAAAACAAAAGTTTGCTTTAACTATTGTGATGCGAATACTACTGGTACAACAGCTCTCGGAAGAGATGGTACTCTTGTTCGTATTGAAGGATTTAAAGCATAATTAAAGGAGGAATTATTATGGCATATCAAAATATTGAAATTGGTGATAGAGCTAATACACAGTATAAAGAGTATATCTGCGATAGTTCAGCTGATTTACTTAATATTAAAGAAGAGTTTGGTTCAATCGCATTCGCAATTAATGATAAAAAATTATTCGTTTGCGGTTCAGAAGGCTGGAAAGAAGTATAAGAGGTGAGCGATTATGGATTTAACTGATATTGTAATGGCGAAATCTCTTAGTAGTGGTGGTGGCACGAGCTATACCGCCGGCGATGGAATTAGTATTTCAGAAAATACAATTTCTGCAAAAGTTGATAATGATACTATTGTTATTAACGATAATGGAGAGCTTAAATCAGGAGTTGAAAGAAACACATATCTCCCAATTCCATTAACTCCATACTCTCAAGAGACTTAGGAAGTTGGAAAATGGAGAACTAAAAAAATGGAATGGTTTATGGAAGACATTCTAGCAGATCCGTCAGCAGTCAAAGGAATGGCATATTTATCTACTGTTGGAACTGCATCTGGTGACCATGATTTCTACAATAGTGATATAATGCCTACTTGTTGTGAATTAAAAGTAGAAATAATGCAAGTAGAGACAGAGGGAGAAACTGGCATTCACAAAATTGTTAATTTAACTGCAACTTCTACCAATAATTCTCCATATATATGGACAAGAAGCATGGATGGAGGAACTTCACCATGGGGAACTAACCTCTACTATTGGAAATCTGCTCTTCCACCTTGTCCAACTGATAATAATGGAACATTCGTATTAAAAGGAACTGTTAATAATGGTACAGTTACATACTCTTGGGTAGCTGAAAATTGACTTTCTTAAAAAATTATGGTATAATATAATAAACAAAATAAAAGGAGAAAAGAATTATGAACTTAACTCTTATTCTCGCAATACTTATTTGTTTAGTTTGTACTATTATGATATTTTGGAATCGCGCGCAAGCCCGCACCATAGATGAGTATGAGACTCTTATATGGGTACAAGATGAAATAATCACATAGTATAGAGAAAAATATGGAGATATGATAATAGATTTAAGTAAAGAAGGTAAATAAATGGGAAAGTTTTGTAGCGATTGTAAGTATTATAATCCAATAGATAATTTTGTTGGGACTTGTAATGCGAGAGAAAACAAACCAGCTTGGATTGAACATCCAGGTTGTGAACACTATGAAAAGGAAAAGGCGTCAGAATAATCTGGCGTCTTATCTTTTACAATTTTTGACTTTTTTCTAATTTTTTGTTATAATATATTTACCAAATAAAAAAGGAGAAAGTTATGAACGATTTAAGTTTGTTTTATAGACCAATAAAAAAAGTAAGAAACTTTACTCAATTAAAAGTTAATCTTAAATATTATATAAAAATACCTAAATATATATATCAGCGCGCGAAGTATGGTTTGTGCGAAAGAGATACTTGGGATTTTGATTATACACTTGCCAAGATTACAGCCGCCGGCCTTGTACAGCTTGCAAATACATCTAATTCTTATCCTCACGATAAAGATAGTTTTGAGGATTGGAGAGATGATCTTATTTCTCTCGCAAAAAAGTTTGATTATATTTCTGATGGAGCATTTAATTTAAACGAGGATTACAATATTGATACTTGGGCGGAGATATTAGAGAGATTTGAAAGAGAGAAATATGATGCGTTTGATACGCTGGCAACATATTTCGGAGATTTATGGGATTAAAAAATTGACTTTTTCTCAATTTTTTGATATAATATTTATAGAGATTAAGAGAAAAATCTCTTTTCGCAAGACACGAATTAAAAAAGTCTTTTAGGTTTCGGGTTCAAAAGTTCTAATTGCTAATGAACTTCATACAGCGTCATAGACCTGGACGACAGGCGCCGAATAAGACCTCGGCATAAAAGCTATACCGCATTGTACAAATAACGGTGGATAATACAGACGGACCACATGAATGGAAGACGCGACTGGAAACCTTAACAATTTTTTGGAAAGAGCAATATAAAAATTGACTTTTTCTGAAAAATATGTTATAATAGTTTTAGAAAGTTAAGAAAACTTTGAGAAAAGGGCTTAACTTCAAGAGTAACGGTTTTCGCACCCCTCGAAACCGTTACTCACATTGAAAAGATGGTAACACGGGAGAGCCTTCGCGGGGCGTTGCTGTAAGTAATTCGTTGAATGAAACTAATCTTCCAGACTCAGAGTCGAAAAAAGAGCAGGAATAGCAAATCTTCCTCATCTCTATAACTGACAACAGATGTGCGGATTGCCACCTAAGGCACGGTACCCTAGCTTCACCGTACCGTTAGAAAGTGAAGTTCGTTTGTCGGCGAAAAGACACGACCACTGGGATAGAGCAAATGCCGATGATGTCGTTAAACTCTGTTAAGATGTGCGGCTGGATGACCTAACATCAAACTTGTACTTCATAAACAAATATGATTCCAAGTCTAAAAAAGTCTAAAATGTGTGGTTGGCTGACCTTAAAGCCTTGCAGTGGGTGGCTCCCCGCACGCTAAAGCACGAATAGCCTGAGGGGCTGTACGAGCGTCAATAGCTCGACGGCACCCAATATATTTTTGTACTTTGAAAAAAGAATATTTATTGCTTAAAATATAATTACCAAAGAACTCAGTGATAAACTCAATGACAACCATTGAGCTGAGAGCGTCGGTAGGTTACGTTCTAACTGATAGGGATACCTTGAAAGAAGGATGTTCTATAAATAGTGATATTTATAGGGGATTTCATAGAGAAAAACAACAACGGCGCGTGCTAAGGATTATCGTTTGTAAAGGCACCAAGCAGATGGCGAGGGCAATAGAAAGCGTATTGAATAGATACGCCGAATCCAAGTAAGGTTTATGAGGAGGGACCAATTAAACAAACCTTGGAAAACCCACAACTTCGTGACGGCAGTGACGTGAATTAATTTTCACTATAACATCTGTACCAGGTCTGAGTAGGAGAAAATGCCGAGGTATAGGAGAATAATTATGATGATATTCTGCTTTATATCAAATTATGTGAATGCAACTCTGAAAGGTATGAGTGAAATCTCATTTAGGTTTAGCGAAAGCAGGGTAAGAATGTACGAGGGTAGCTCCCTCGCGCACACACTTATCTTCCTAGTGGCTGAATATGCAGGCTGTAATAAGTGGTAAGGCGAAGGTCTCGATGGTAGTTATATTTTAAGTAATAAGTTTCTTTTTTATGAGAGTCAGATTTTCTGGCTCTTATTTTTTTGTGAAAAATTGACTTTTCTATTTGGATATGTTATAATAAAGAAAAATATATTTGAGGTGCGATAATGAACGAATATTAGAAAGTGATGCTTGAAATATTAAAAAAATTTGAAGATGTGGCAACGGCATAGGAAATAGAATGGTGGGCGTGTGGAGGAACATTGCTCGGAGCGATTAGACATAAGGGATTTATTCCATGGGACACAGACATAGATATATTCATAAGAAGAAAGGATTACGATAGAATTATTAATAATTCTCAATGGTTAAAACCATATTCTTTTGAGAGGCACAGCGGATTTTTAAAATTATATGACACAAATACAACTGGTAAAATAGGAGATTGGAAAAAAGGTATCTCTATTGATTTATTTCCATTAGATTATTATGGTGATGATAAAGTGGCGGGATTGCATTGGGGATTTAAAGAAAGAGATTGTTATAATAAAGAAGATTATGAAGGATATGAAATAGCAGATTTTGAGGATATCTCAATAAGAATACCACATAATCCCGAAAAAATACTAGACCATTTTTATGGAGATTGGAAAACACCAAACAAAGAAGGCGGATCGCACTCCAATGAAAATGCTTATTTTAGTTTAAGGAGGGAATGGTAAATGAGAATAGCTCTTTGTTCAACAAGAAATTGGTATTATTTTATGAAAGTTTTAATTCATTCAATAAAAAAATATCATCCAAATTGTGAGTTATGGTGTTTTATTGAAGATGATAACATAGATGGTATTGATGCGAATTTTGTAAATATTAAAAATGTTTAGACGCCTTTTTCAGAAGATAATCCAAATTGTAATACAAGATTTACAAGTTTTTCTCTTATTAGATGTTATATGTCTAAAATTTTACCAAAAGAGATAGATAAAATTTTATATTTAGATATTGATACGCTTTTAATTGGACCAATAGATGAATTATGGAATATTGATATTAGCAATTCTTACTGCGCTGGAGCTAAAGAACCAAAAAAAGAAACAGATTTTTCATATATTAATACTGGTGTTCTTCTTATGAACCTTAAAAAAATTAGAGAAGATAAAAAAGATGATGAGTGGATTGAATTATTGAATAAAAATGTGTATGAATTTCCTGATTAGGATGTTATAAATGAAACATGTAGAGAACAAATGATAATTGTTCCTTCAATATATAATGCGAATCCATGGACTGCAATTACTGATAATGATACTATTATTCATTATGCAAATAAAAAAGGATGGTCTTATGGTACAGATAGATGTGAATATTGGTTTTAGGAAGAAGAAGAACTAATAAATGAGGAGGAAATAAATTTGGTAGTAGTAGGAAT